AACCCGCCCGCATCCACCGCAGAGCCCACCGTAAGCAATGACGGCTGGTTTCCCGACCTGGTGCCCACCCAGGTGCGCGATGCCTGCCGCCTGGACGGCACCGTGACCACCGCGCGCCTGCTGCCCGCCCTCAAGGCGGCCATGCTCAGCGTCAATGCTGAGCTGTACGAGTGGGCGGCCGAGCAGCGCGCCCGCTGGGGCTATGCGCAGCTGGCGGACGTGCCCGCGCCACAGGTCGGCGGCGAAAGCGCCAAGCTCCTGCACTACCGCCGCGCCGTGCACGAATGCCTGCAGGCGGATCTGCAAGAGGCCTACCGCGAAAGCGCGGCCACCAAGGTGGGCGGCGGCGGCGAGGAAGCCGTGCGCGAGGCCCTGGCGGCCAAGGTGGACTACCACCGCAAAAACCAGCGCTGGGCCATTGCCGACCTGGTGGGCCGTGCCCGCTGCACCGTGGAACTGCTGTAGCCATGGCCACCATCAGCAGCCCCACCACCACCGTGCGCGCCCATGAGCACGACACGCTGGACGCCCTGTGTCACCGGCACCTGGGCCGCACGGCCGGCGCCGTGGAAGCCACGCTCAACGCCCACCCCGGCCTGGCCAAGCGCGCCGCAGGCCTGGGCGCTGGCGAGCCCATCGAACTCGTGGCCGCGCCCGCGCCGGCCCGCTCAATGATCCAACTGTGGGATTGATATGGACCGCGAAACCATCGTGAAAGCCGTTGCGGTTGAGGGAGCCAAGGCCGCCCCACCCGTCACCGTGGTGGCCACCAATCTGGCCAATGGCTGGACCATGACCCACACCGTGACCGCGCTCACCATCCTCTACCTGCTCCTGCAGGCCGCCTATCTGCTGTGGCGCTGGAGCAATGAACGCGAAGACCGCCGCGCCAAGCAGGCGCGCGAGGCGCTGGACCAGGCCGCAACCTGCAAGGTGCAGGCATGAGCGGCCAGCGCATCCCCGCCAAGCTTCTGGGCATCGGCGCGGCCATCGTCACCGCCTGGATTGCGGCCGAGGGTTTCAGCTCGGCGCCCATCGTGCCGGTGCAGGGCGATGTGCCCACCATCGGCCACGGCGCCACGCACTACGAGGACGGCAAGCGCGTGACCATGGAAGATCCGCCCATCACGCGCGAGCGCGCCCGGCAGCTGGCCACCAACCTGCTGGAAGCGCAATACGGCACCTGCGTGCGCGACTCGCTGGGCGACACGCCCGTGCACCCCGCCGAATTCGCCCAGGCCGTGGACTTTGCGGGGCAATACGGCTGCGGCGCCTGGCGCGGCTCCAGCATGCTGGCGCGCACCCGGGCCGGCGACTATGCGGGCGCCTGCCAGGCCTACCTGGCCTATCGCTACATGACCAGCGCCCGGCAGGAGGCCGCAGGCTGGACCGCCTACCAATGGGACAGCACGGGCCGGCCGCGCCGCTGGCGCTTTGACTGCAGCACGCCGGGCAACCGCGTTTGCCGCGGCGTCTGGACCCGGCAGCTCGCGCGGAACGGCGCCTGCATGGAGGCCCTGACATGACCCCGCACCACCACCAGCGCGGCCTGCTCGGCTCGAAAATCCTGCTGTCCGGCGTGCTGCTTCTGGCCCTGATCCTGGCCACCTTCTGCGCGGGCGTGCTTTACGAGGGCCGCCGCGCCGCCAAAGCCCAGCAGACCGCCCTGCTGGCCCAGCAGCGCAAGGCCGACAAGGCCGTGGAAACGCTGCGCGCGGAACGCGACTACACAGAGCGCGACTTGCGCAAGCAGATCGCAGACCAGAAAACCAAACTCGACACACTCCAAGGAAACGCCAATGCAGCTCATCAAACCCATGTCGCTGGCGTGCGTGCTGGCACTGTCCGCGTGCGCGTCCCCATCGTCCCTGCAGTGCCCGCCTGCGGTGGACCTTCGCCACGCGGCCCCGCCAAGGGTGGAGCCGCTGGGCCTGAAACCGCGTATGCCCAACTTGAGCCAACGGCAGCGGCAAATCTTGCCGACATCGCCCACGATGGGGATCAAGGAATCCGGGAGCTGAATTACTGCATCGACCGATACGAGCTGATGCGCAAGGCCATGGACCGCTGGACCGAGCAGACGCTGGCCGGCATGGGGGGCTGACATGCTCAAGCTGCAGAGCCTGCGCAATCTCCTGGCGCAATGCATTCCGGACCTTGCGCGTACCCCTGAAAATCTCATCATCACGGGAGACAACGGGCAGATCGTTGCCACCGGAACGCAGTCGCTATCCTTTGAATACAGGTACACCGCCTTCGTCACCGTGTTGGACTTCGCTGACCACGCTGATGCCATCATGGTCCCAGTCTTGGCCTGGTGCAAAGTTCACCAAGCCGATCTGTTTGCCAGCAAGGAAAAGAGTGAGCGCGCTATCCGCTTCAACGTCGAACCGTTGAATGCGACAACTTGTGATATCGGCATAGAGATTGATCTGACAGAGCGCGCCATTGTCAAAGCCGATCCTGATCACCCTACCCGCGTCCGCATCTCACACCCCGATGAGCCTGGGCAAGTGGGGCTCCAACGCTTTGACGGTAGAGACATCGATCAACTGGAGCAATGGGAACTGTGGCTGCGTGACGAGCAGCTATTGGCCCGTTGGGAATTCAAGCCGCCCGGCTACGTGGAACGCTTCGGCCAATGACGGATGATCTTCACCTGTTGGAAGAATGGGTAGCAGCCTTTGCGCGAAAGCTCAGCCCCCGGCAAAACATGGTGCTGCGCCGACGCATCAGCCAAGATTTGCGAAAGCTCCAGATACGCAACATCCGTGCGCAACGGGGCGCGGATGGGCGCAAATGGCCAAAGCGCAAACAAACGCGCAACGTGGCGCCACCCATTCGGTACTTCTACAGAGGGCGCGGCGGGAGTCACAGGGAGCTTGAAATGTCCAGCTACCGCGATGACGGCGACCGCATCGTCGGGTATGACAAGGAAGCCAAGGGTGTCCGGACCATGCTCAAGTCTGGAATGGTCCGCAAAGAGGCGGCCAAGCACCCTGCGAACATGACCAGCCTTCGCAAGCGCGCGCAAATGATGCTTGTCCGGATGGCATCGCCTAAACACCTGGGCGCACGTGGGACCCCGAATGGGGCAGAGGTGGGATTCTTCGGACGCGCCGAGCGCATCGCGCGTGTCCATCACTTTGGCGAGCGCGACAGCGTGCGTCCGGGCGGGCCTCAATACGACTATCCAGCGCGGCCACTACTCGGCATCGGCAGGATGGAGCGCGAGGCGGTGCTGGCTGCTGTGCTCAACTACCTGAACGCGGCATAGGCAGTTGGGTTAGACCGCCTGGCACCGGCCATGCTTGTGGCCTTCGCGCGCGTGCGTGGCCACCATGGGGGCCATGGAATCGCCCGTCGCCCAAACCGAATCACCCTACGAGACTGCCCGCCGTCTGGAGAACGCCATACGGCGCGGCACCGTGGCCGCCGTGCGGCTGGCCAGCCCGGCCCGTCTGCGCGTCAAGGTGGGCGACAACACCACGGACTGGCTCCCCTGGCTGGCCCTGCGCGCTGGCGGCGCCCAGGGCGGCCGGCACTGGTCCCCGCCCGTGGTGGGCGAGCAGGCCGTGGTGCTGTGCCAGGGCGGCGACATGGCCCAGGGCGTGGCCCTGGTGGGCCTGTACTCCGACGCCATGCCCCAGCCCAGCGACCAGCCGGAATGCGAGCGCATGGAGTGGGCGCAAGACAACTACCTGCAGTGGCTGCGCGGCGCGCTGGAAATCATGTGCCTGGAGTCCATCACGCTGGACGTGGGACAGGGCCAGTGCCGCCTGCACATGACCCCCACCAGCCTGCAGCTCAACGTGGGCGCCGCATCGCTCAGCATGACGGCCGGGGGCATCTCCACCAACGTGGACATCGAGGCCCAGGGCATCAGCTTGGTGAAGCACGTACACGGCGGCGTGCGCTCCGGCGACAGCAACACGGGGGCGCCGCGATGATGGACCGCAACACCGGCCGCGCCATCACCGAGCTGGAGCATCTGCGCCAGTCCATCGGCGACATCCTGGCCACGCCCATCGGAACGCGCGTCATGCGCCGCGATTACGGCTCGCTCGTGCCCGCGCTGGTGGACCAGCCCGACAACCGCACCACCGAAATCCGCCTGCTGTCTGCCGCCGCCAGTGCCCTGATGCGCTGGGAGCCGCGCTTGCAGCTGCAGCAGCTCAACATCGAGCGCGACCCGCTGACCAAGG